ACTGATAGCCAAGAATACAAAGATATATTAAATCAAATCAAGATTGATGAAGAAATACCCGGATCCGGAACTGGTAACGTTACACTAGGCAATGTAAGTTCGATTATCAGTAAGTATCAAGAAATCAATTCAGCAATTGTTCGAGAAGCTGAAACCAATGTTCCTTATTCTGGTTATGATGTCAGTCGCTTGTACATCAAGCCAACGTCAGAAGATAACCAATATCCTACCAGTCCAGACGGTGTCACAGCCGATGACGGAACTATTACCAGTGATACTGTAGTAGTTGAAGGTAGCGGTGGCATTGCTAGTCCTAGTTCTACTGTAGACGGTTACTTGACCGGTGATGGCCTGGCTCCAAATGGCCTGCCTGTTTATGTGGGCATAGCCTTTCCTATTTCGCCAATTGCAGGTGATTATGCATTAAGAACTGATTATCTACCTAACAGACTATTTAGATACGATGGTCGTCGTTGGGTTAAAATTGAAGACAACGTTAGAACAACTACAACTCCAGGATCAACCAATGCTACTCAGCGTAGCGGTTTTGTCAATAACACAAATACATTTACAAATAATTCTGGTACACATGATGAACGTCAAAGTTTAAGTAAAGCTTTGAGACTTAAGGCAGACAATTAATGGCACAGCAATTTTTTTATGATGCTCAACTACGCAGATTCTTGATTCAATTTATAAGATCTGTCAGCAACTTTCAAGTTGAATTTGGTAAAGACCGTGACGGTAATAGAACTTTGCAACAAGTTCCAGTTTACTACGGTGATGCTAGTCGTCAGGCTCAAACTATTTTAAGAGGCAATAGCGAAAACACACTTAATGCTGTGCCTGCCATGAGTGCATATATCAGTGGACTACAATACGATCAAAGCAGAAGTCAAGAACCTAACTTTGTAAGTAAAATGCATCTAAGAGAACGTAGATACGATGCCGCAACCGGAACATATGAAAATGCTCAAGGAGATGCATATACAATTGAAAGACTGATGCCAGTGCCTTACAAGCTCACTGTCAAACTTGACATTTGGACTAGCAACACCGAACAAAAGATGCAGCTGATTGAACAGTTGGCAGTTTTGTTTAATCCAAGTTTAGAAATACAAAGCACCGACAACTATATAGATTGGACCAGTTTGACTTTTGTACAACTGACTGATATGCAATGGACATCAAGAACTGTGCCAGCTGGTGCCGATGAATCAATTGATATAGCTACTTTAACTTTTGAAATGCCAATTTGGATCAGTGCGCCGGCCAAGATTAAAAAGCTAGGCGTAATCCATAAAATTATTGGTAACATATATGACGAGAACGGTCAATTGAATGAAGATTCAATGAGTAAGCTTATTGTCAGGGTAAAGTATACGCCATTGAACTACGGTATATTTTATACCAATAATCAATTGCGTTTAGTCAAGCCACAAGAGTTTGAACAAGACGGAACGATAACTAAAATTAGTCCGCAGGATAACTGGCGTTCATTTGTAGAAATTTATGGTACACTGGTAACCGGCGAATCACAAATTAGATTAGAACTAGCGACCGGTTCGGAACTTATTGGATTGATTAACTATCATCCCTTGGATCCGACTATATTGTTACTTGAACCAATTGAAGATACTATGCCTTCGAATACTTTGAGTCCGGTAAATGCCATTGTTAATCCATTAAATGTTGCTGTAGACAGTTCATTGTTAAATCCTGCCACAGGCACACGATATTTGCTCACTGATAAAATTGGTAGTGTTAGTAATCAAGTTGGCAGTGAAGTATGGGGCAATGTTGTTGCCAATGCCAATGATATCATCGAATTCAACGGAAGCCAATGGATTAAAGTTTTTGATAGCACAGTAAATTTTGATACCGAATACCTAATTAATTTAAATACTAATATTCAATATAGATGGACCGGAACTGAATGGGTCAAAAGCGTAGAAGGCTTGTATCGAGGTGGCGATTGGTCAATAGTAATATAGGTTGTGGCGCTTTAATTTTTAGTCAATCAACTCATAGATATCTTTTTTTACTCAGGAATCAAAAGAAGCATGCTGGCTCCTGGGGTCTAGTAGGCGGCGGTCTAGAACAAAATGAAACTCCGGCCCAGGCTTTGCAAAGAGAGATAGTTGAAGAAATTGGTGCAATAAAAATTAATCAAATTATTCCGCTTGAAAAATTTACCGCAGAAACAAAAAACTTTGAATATCATACATATCTTATTTTAGTAGACGATGAGTTTGTACCGGTACTCAACGATGAACATCGTGGATATGCATGGACCAACTTGGATGATCATCCTCGACCATTACATCCAGGTGTATGGAGAACTTTTAATTTCAAGAGTATAATAGATAAAATTAAAACAGTGGAAACTGTTATATGTCAGCTTCAAGAACAAACTGTCTGAAATCAACAGTTCTAAAATTCAAATTATATTTCCAAAGCTCCGGGACTCGGTAACTGCTGGTAGGTGCTACCCGAATAAATTCAACATCTTGATAGGTATTCATGACCAGTGATAAACTTTGTATCCAAAGTGATTCGGACAAATTGGATTCAATTCCTTGATACCCATTGGTTCCTGAATAAACGTTATAAGAGTTGTTGCTGTCTATCCCGTCAAATCCTAACATGAAAACTTTTTTATTGCCGTCAAATGCAGCAAGGTATGCAGCTATTGCACCTGCATTCCATTGTGGATCCTGTGGTACCACGTGGAACTTGCCTGGAAAATTAACAATCTCCTGTTTCTTTGCATAAGCAACAGAATTGGTACAGTAACCACTAGCGGCTATTTCTTGTATTATCACATCGCCGGTGGCTATTAAGAAATCAGTTTTATAATCTCTATACAGAGCATTACATCCATAGGTATTGAATTTTTTAGCGGTAATCTGCGGAATCCAATCACTTTGTTGTCCCCATGCGGTGGTTACTCTATGATCGCAAATGAGTTTTAGATCAAACTCTTGGCGTGTAATTCCATTACCAATTACAACAGCTCGATTGGATAAAGGAAGATTATGAAATGGGTTAGAGATAAACTCAGTCTGATAATGCCATTCACGATCTTCGTACACACCGGTGATATTTACATCCTCACCGGTGTAATCTTTACGAAACAATCGTTTGATAGTATGCATCGATTACGCTTGAGCCTCGGTCCAGGATAATCGGCAAGCACAAGTGGCTGTAGCGGCTCCGATATTTCTGACCATGATTGTGATAATATCAGGTCCATCTGGGTAAAATGCTGTGTTACTTCTAGCTTCTCCACCGCCTAATATGCTAGATCCCATATCTCTAACTAGGTCTAATTCTTGTTGTGTAGTGGTAAAATTAGCACCGCCGGCTGTGTTAAGATAAAAACCATAAATTGTTTCACCGCCACTTATGGTTGTGCCGCCTTGATGAGGAGCATATTGAGCCAAGCTTGATCCGCCCACTGTCTGCCAGGCAACTGTACCATTACCAACAAAACCGTTTAATACAAGGGTTACCAAAAACTGACCTGTGCTTGTAAAATCTAGCTGACGCAAAACCATCTGCATGCGATTTACTAGTTCTCTGCTGCCCAGTGTGGATCCGGCTAAGCCATTGCTGACACTAGGAGCAATTCTGAAGCTTAACAAAGCATTTGTAGCTGCTGAGGCGACATTCAAGGTGCTAGTCATACCTTGTGTAAACACAAACGATTTATCATCGTCATATCGACCATCCATAATAACACTAGTACCCCAGTGAGCGATAACTGGACTATAACTTGGACTGTGCAATTCTACAGCAACCGGTGCTGTGGCACTGTAAGTAAACGATTGTGCAGCACCGGTACCCATTCTTCCAAAAATCATACCTTGCGTAGCTGTTGAAGTAGCTGCTTCGGTTAGTAATATACTTGTATTGGCTACTATGTTAGACACAAATGTATCGCTAGGTATACCAGTACCAACCACATATTGCCCCACTTGTACATTGACAGTATTCGAAGTAGTCACGATTGCACTATTAGCAGTTTGTGTTGTGACTTGAGTAACTCCAGGTGATCCTCTGGTTAGTCCGGTAAATGTAGGACCAAATGTCAATGTTTGTGTGCTAGTAAACGTAGCCGGTTGGTTCATTAATACCGTGGTTGAACCTGTGATACTAGATACAGTGGCACCAGCTGGTACACCGTTACCAGAAATATATTGGCCAACTGATATGCCTGTTGTACTGGTGCCAGTCAATGTTCTACTACCAGCAGTTAATGCAAAACTTAACGATGTTCCACCTTTGCCTGTATACTGAATAAATTCGCTAGCAGTATTATTATGTAACCACAGCACTCCGCGATCTGGAAATTCTAAATGATTTGCCACCGACATCGAGGCATCGCCTGAACCCAATGTTGCTGATAAAATTGTGTATTTACTCAATGTGTTGACTTCGTATCGTCCTGGTAAGTTTCCTGAACGCATGTATGCTTCGTAGTTGACATTATTATTTGCCAGTTTGTGACAGTAAATAATGTCTCCGGTTGGTCCGCGGAATCCCCAACGAATAAAACCTGCACCGTACCATGAGTAGTCAATATAGAGCATCTGCATTCTACTTAGATCAAGTCTATAACCACTGGGTCCATTACCGTCGGCTCTGTCAATGTTCCATTGGCTTTGTGGAATTCGTAAATCCACAGTTTTTGTTATAACTGCACTGTTGGCATTGGTTAATCCACGATAGGGAGGATTAATTGTAAATGATGAATCTGAGAAAATATCAACAACTCTATAGGTCATTCCTTTTATAACAATAAAATCGTTAGGATTGAGTTGTCTTGCAAGTGTAGGAGTAGCATAGTTATTCAACGTTGATACTGTAACTGAAGAACTGCCTACTGCAACGTTTACTAAACCTCCCAGCTGGGTAGTAGAGCTTCTACGTACTGCATAAAGTTGCTGGCCATCGTGTTCAAAAAATAATCCATTTTGATTATCAAACATACCTACACGAACAGATGCCCCGTACCACCCAGTGATCGACAAAGTTGGGAATCCGGTTGCAGTGGTAGAACTTGGAACCGAAGATGCATTAACTATAAATCTATATCTGTCTAAAGTTTGAAATACTGTAAATGTTCCGTTATAAGCAGATTCATTGACATTAGCTATTGTGACACTAACACCCGGTGCTAAAAACTGAGCTTCTTTGGTTGTCACTGTCAGTGTAGATCCGCTGGAAGTAATACTGTCTACTAGAATAGCCGGTTTCATTGTTGTACCAGTTGACATTTGAATGCCTTTACCGGACTGGTAACGGAAATATCTGCGTGTTTGACGGATAATTTGTTCGTTGTGACTGGATGTAAATGTACTAAATTGAACGCCACCATCATATGAACGGTGTATAAATTGTCCTTGCGGTCTTACATAAACATTGCCACCTGTTGGATTGCCAGCTGGGTTTGATACAGAATAATAACTAAATGCTGAACTGTTGGCTACACCAGCTACGATCCAGGAACCGTTGGCGTTGGTTTGGTTAGTGCCTGACACAGCAATTTCGTTACCAACAGACAACCCATGCGGCACAGAAGTTACTACTGTAACTAAGTTACCAGAAACACCCATACTGCTGTAGGTGATAGCGGCATTACTAAAAATTCCTCCTGTGTACGCACTGGTAACACCTGATGAAAAAATTGATCCAGTGCTACCAGTGAAAAAAGAACGTGCTGTGTAAGAAAAACTAGTACCTGCACTGATACTGTCAATGATAAAAAGTCCGTCAGCTGGAGCAAATAATGTATCACTTATATAAACAGGAGTACCAGCTGCTGGTGGACTAGAAGTTAAAACTGTAACAGTCCGCGAACCGTTGGTTGCAGTGACTCCGGTAATAGTAATTGGTGAATTGGTATTGTAAAACGCAAACGGTCTGTTATTAACTAAGCCTAAACTTTCCCATTTTGTAGACTGGGTAGAATATTCGAAGTCAGTGTCAATTAGAGCTTGTGGTTGACTTACACGGAATTTATTAACAGGGTCTGTGTACAGTTCGGAAGGTTTAAAAGTTTCTTCAAATTCGTCAATGATAATTTGTAGTTTATCAGTGCTGTCCATTGCAGCAGTGTTATACGCTAATACAATAGTGGTAAATGTGTTATTAGCACCGTCTGTAGAAATATTATGGCTAGATATTGTCAGACTGGAGTCTGAAAAATTGTAAATTACATTGTTTGTAGTAACATTTGTAATCAAAACAAATCTTTCCCTGGGTATAACTTTAGGGATTACTATAGTTCTGGTACCGGGTGTAAATGTGTAATAAGTATCTAAAATTGCTTTTCTAGCCATGTTTGCTCCAATATATACCTTATTTAGTTGTTTATATACCCAACGAAATATCTAAAGGTCTGAACGGGTATATTCTACTGTCAATTGATGACCCAGTTTGTGTTCTTATCCTAATTGTGGTGCCAGCTGGCGGTGCGTCAGCAAATTTGATATTTCCAGATGAAACAGTGTAGCCAATTTGGGCACAAAGAGCGTGGCTAAACCAAACTGTATCTGTATTTTCCATAAATGCTGGTTGCATAAATCCGTTGATATTTACTAGTATATTCCACGGGTTGGGGATATTGACATTGCTTTGATTGTATTTTAGATAAAATGTATTGGTTCGCCCGTCTGGATAAATTTCGTCTAAATCGTATACTTGTCCAAGTACACCCACGCCATTGCTGTAGAAAAAATTACCAGCAGTTACGTTGCCAGTGACTGATAGATCCGTTAATGTTTGTCTTTTCCATGCATTGTTTGTGGAATTGTAAACGTATGTGATACCATTTACCGTTGTTGTTTGTCCATTTGTTGGGCTTGTTGGAAATGCCATTTTTTATCCTAAGCTATAAAAGTAAATGTTCCTGCGGTGCTGAAGGTATGGAATGTGAAACCTGCAATAGTGGTAACTGTTCCGCCCGAGCCACGTTGAACGCCTGGGTATCTGATAATTACAATGCCTGTACTGCCAGCAGTAGCAGAATTACCTCCAGCACCAGCAGTGTTACTGTATCCTGTAAAACTTGCGTTGGCTGCTGCTCCTCCAGTGGCTCCGCTGCCAGCTGCCAGTCCCGAAGGACCTGTTGCAGTAGATACTGCGGTAACTCCTGGTCCACCATTATAGTTTCCACCGCCGGATGCTTGGCCGCCGCCTAGATTGGTTTGACCGGCACCGCCAAAATATCCACCACCACCACCGCCACCGCCACCACCGTCACCGCTGAAAGCAGCTCCGTTGGCACCGCTTAAACTTATTCCATTGGCTCCATTGGGTTGACTGCCGCCACCAGGACTGTTTACGTCGTTGGCAGATCCTTCGTTTGATCCACCGCCACCGGCTCCGCCGCCACCTATTACAAAGTATGCAGAAGGAGAGTAAACTCCGGACCAACCAGCTCCACCGCCGCCACCGCCAGATCCACCCGATCCACCGGCATTACCTCCAGTACCGCCACCATTGGTTCCTCCAGTACCACCACCGGTACCTGTTACACCACTAGCACCTGCACCGCCACCGCCACCAACGCCCACTGTAAAAGCAGTTCCGGGTACTACTAGTAATGTTCCCACAGCAGCTCCGCCGGCTCCTCCTCCGGCTCCAGCTGGTCCGTCTGTACCACCGCCACCACCACCGCCACCAACTGCCAAGATACTAATTGTATAGTTAAATGACGCTACTGGTACCCAGGCACCGCCAAGATATGCTTCAATTGATCCTCCAGAAATGGTTGGATTATGACGTATCATGCCGGCCACTGGGTAGGCTGGTCTTTGTCCAGTGGACCCAGTAGGCAGTACCAATCCATCAGTTCTGGAACCTAGTCCTAGATCTGTAGTTACGTAATTCGCTATCAGGCTCTCAGTCACTGATGCTGTATTACCAGAAACGTTACCCGAAGTTAAATCTTTTAATCCTACTAACATTTTTATCCTGTTACCCTTGTAATGGTTCCCATGCCAACGCTGTTTCGTTCCATTGATAACGTTGCCCGTCTGTGGGGTAAGCAACTGGTGATTCCCACAGACCTGTTTGTGTATTTAACATCCAACTAGAATACGGTTTAGGCGGAACAAATGCATCTAGCTCTGCATCGTATGTGTAGCCCGGGCCGGCATAATTTTTTCTAAAAGGTTTTTTTCCATGCACATGAACTCCTCCACGAGTATTGTAGCTAGTTCTTTTACATGTCATTCCGCGAAATGCACCGTAATATTGTTCCCAGTCAATATCGCCCTCTTCGCCTTCGTCTTTGCCTGTAATTACTTCAGTCACTATGTTATTTTCGTCTATAAAAGCGTAATGTGCCATATTAGATTACCATGTAATTGGTCCGGTGCCTTGGGTAAATGTATAAACATGATAGCCTGGTCTAGAACTAGCACTATATGTATATGTCAAGCCTACACCAATTGATGAAAGGGTATTGAGTGTGGCTAGATAAGCAATAACCACTACACCCGATCCACCTAGACCTCCGTTACCTGTGGCACCACTGCCCGAAGGTCCACTGTATCCCCCACCTCCGCCACCACCGCGGTTTGCAGTTGCAGATCCCCCGGTAGCGTTACCACGTCCTAGGCCAGCACCATATGGACTAAATGCATCAGATGCAGGGAACGCTCCACCAGCTGCTGTGTTTCCCTGCCCGTCACCGCCGCCACCGCCGCCACCAGCATATCCTACTGTACTTCCGGTTATTGCACTGGTTTTTCCTATGCCTCCAAGACCCGGTTGCGGGCCGCTGGTAAGATTTCCACCAACTGATCCTGCGCCACCACCACCGCCCCCGGACGCATTACCACCACCACCTGATCCACCACCCGAACCACCATTGTTACCTTGTGTAGTGGTGGTTTCCCCGGCAATTGGTGTTATAGCAACTGCTGTACCACCACCGGTATTGTTTGGGCCGGCACCACCGCCACCCGATCCACCATTTTGACCCGGGGGGCCAGAATCTGCTTGTCCACCACGACCACCTGCAGTTGATGTAACAGTATTAAAAACACTGTTGTTTCCATTTCCGTTACTTGGCCCCCCGGCACCCACTGTAACTGTATAACTGGTACCGGCAACAATACCAGACATGGTACCGGCACGAAATCCACCACCACCGCCACCACCAGCAATAAAAGAACCACCACCTCCACCACCGGCAACTACTAAAAATTCAACACTAGACGGAACTCCTCCGAGCGATGCGTTGCTGGCTATTGTGAACCAAATACCATTTAAATAAGCTTCTATCACTCCACCTAATAGAGCAGGATTGTATCTTATTGTGCCATTGACTGACACTGCTGCTCTTGCGGAAGTGTCGCCTCGCGGTAACACCAAAGCTCCAGTTTGAGCTCCTAGTCCAGAGTCTCTAGTTAGATAGTTGGCTATAGGCTCTGTGCTTACTACTTGTAAAGACTTGCCTAGTGCGTTTCCAGAAATATATTCTTTAATACCAAGTAGCATTTGAATTATTGTTATAGAGATAACATGTTGCTAGTTTGCTGTTAGTTGGTGAAGTTGGGAATGGCATTTATATTATCCTTATGCTGTAAATGTACCAGAACCGGTAAATGTGTGAACCGTATAACTTCCGACGGTACTAACAGTACCACCTGTTCCTCTTTGTGCTCCTAAGTATCTCAATATAACAATACCTGATCCACCAGTACCGGCTGTGTTGTTGTATATTGATCCACCACCACCTCCACCAGTATTTGTTGTTCCGTTAGTTGCTGCACCTGTTGACCCAGCACCTCCACCTCCATTGCCTCCGGGTCCAGCAGCATTATCACCTCCACCTCCACCACCGCCTGCACGATAAACAGCACTACCAGTAACACTAGATGCAACACCAATACCACCAGTTAGATAAGTTCCAACAGCACCAGCACCACCGCCGCCTGCACCGTTTACATCATTGTAACTAGGTGTGTTACCACCAGCATAACCCTGACCTGCTGTTCCTGATCCGCCAGAATTACTATAACCACCAGTAACCTGTCCGGCACCGCCACCGCCACTACCACCAGTATTTGATGTTAGTGTTTGATAAGCTGCACCACCTGCTCCACCACCGAGTGAAGTAATAGTAGAAAATGCTGAATCATTTCCGTTGGATCCTTTTGTATCCGATGATGGTCCACCTAATCCACCACCACCAACTGTAACGGGGTATGGCGTCCCCGGAGTAACTGTTATGGCTGCTTCGGCACTTGATCCGCCGCCGGAACTTTCTCCGGTTATTGATGCACGATATCCACCACCGCCACCTCCACCGCCTCGTCCTCTACCACCTCCACCACCACCAGCAACAACAATATACTCAACTGAGTAGCGGTCAGAAATAATACTTGTCCAGCCACCAGATGGAAGATAAACTTCTACTCTGCCTAATGTAGTATTATATCTCATCATACCGTTTGCTGTTGCTGTTGGTCTTTCTCCTGTGGTTCCTATAGGAATAGTTATTGCATCTGTTCTAGTTACCAGTCCTGATACATTTGATGTTAAATATGCTGCTACTTCTGTATTTCCAAAACTTGAACTGCTAAATGCAGTTCCATTTGAATAAAAGAATCTATCCGCATATACATTTGCGGTAACAACATTACCATTTGCGGTTATATTTCCAAATGTAGTTGTATTAGTTGTTGTGGCAGTATTAGATGAATTGCTAATTGCATTTGCAGTCAAGTTTCCGCCTGTTGTCGATACTGTGCTTATCGTACCTGCAGGAGAAACAACAATACCGGTTGGGTTTGGGTTTGCTACGGTTGGTTGTGGAATTAATGCAATCGCTCCGCTAGTGGCATCAGTTTTAATTGTGGCGCCGCCTAGATCAATTGTGGTACCGCTTAAAAATAAATCTTTAAATCTATATGTACTACTACCCAAGTTGTATGTTATATTTGCCGATGGTAAAATATTACCAGTCATGGTTAACGTACCAACAACTGTTGTATCAGAAATAACACTGCCTGCATTACCGCCAACAGATGCTGACTGAATGTCTATCCAATACCTGTTAACACCATCACTTACATATTCGTACAAGGTATCTTCTGAAGTATTATACCAGTGATCGCCTGTGGCAGGGTTGCTAGGTCCAGTAGCAGAAGCAGTAAATTTACCCGATGATAAACGCACCCACGAATTTTGTGTGCTGTTGTAGGAGTAACGTATTCCATTTACTGTTGCAATTTGACCATTTGTTGGTGATACTGGAAATGCCATTATTCTTCCGCCTTACTTAATTCCCATTGGGCTGTTTCTTCTATCCATCGATATCTTTTACCATCCTGTGGTGGTTGAATAGGAGCCACCCATGATTGATTTTCGTCGCTCCAAATCCAACTTGGAAAAGGTTTCGGAAAAATAAATTCATCAGTATTTTTATCATAAACATAACCAACCACAGCAAATCTTTTTCTAAATCTACCGTTTTCAAAAGTCTCTTTCCAATTACCACCATAATTTTGAGAACACCAAGATTCCCCATCTTCTCCATATTGTTCAGCAACAAACATTACCTGTTCAACAATATTATTATTAGCAATTCTAGCAAACCAACTCATGCTGTAAAAGTCCCTGATGAAGTAAATGTATGATAAACGTACCCGTCACCAATAGTCGCACTGCCGCCGCTACCAACTTGTAAACTTCCTAAATATCTGATAACAACTAAGCCAGCTTGCCCGGCATTTTGACCAGCAGCACCACCATTTCCTGCAGTTATTGGGTTTCTTAATAGATCAGTTGGATTACCAGCAGTATTACTAGATCCAGAATATAATGTGACTGTACTTACTAATGCGGGATTAAAATATCCGGATCCACCACCGCCGGCAGCTCCCGGGTTATTGTTTCTTCCGCCACCGCCACCAAAGTAGCCACCACCACCGCCAACACCACCACCGTTTTCGTCGCCACTAGACTGTCCACCTTGCAATGCGGTTCCAGCAGTTGAGCCATATGTTCCGCCGGCGGATTGAGTTCCCCCACCGCCTCCGGTGCTAG